GTACACCACAAAGACAGTTTAGTAGTTGTGTGCTTATTGAAACTGATGACAGTTTAGACAGCATTAATGCAACTACAAGTGCTGTAGTTAAGTATGTAAGTCAGAAAGCAGGTATTGGTATTGGTGCTGGTGCTATTAGAGCTATTGGTTCACCTATTAGGAGTGGAGATGCAACTCATACAGGAGTTATCCCCTTCTATAAACTTTTTCAATCAGCAGTTAAGTCATGTTCACAGGGCGGTGTAAGAGGTGGAGCAGCCACACTATACTATCCTATTTGGCACACAGAAATTGAAGACATGCTTGTACTCAAGAACAACAAAGGCACAGAAGAAAATCGTGTAAGACACATGGACTACGGTGTGCAGTTTAACAAGTTAATGTATGAAAGGTTATTAACAGGTGGAGACATTACATTGTTCTCACCGCATGATGTGCCTGGCTTATACGATGCTTTCTTTGCTGATCAAGATAAGTTTAAAGAACTATACGAAACAGCAGAAAGAAACACTCGTATTAAAAAGAGATCTGTTAAGGCAATGGATTTATTTTCTGCGTTTGCAACAGAACGCAAAGACACAGGTAGAATATATTTAATGAATGTTGATCATGCTAACACACATGGAGCATTTGTAGAGGATGTAGCACCTGTTAAGCAAAGTAATTTATGCTGTGAGATTAACTTACCAACTAAGCCATTAACAAGTGTTGATGATGCAGAAGGTGAAATTAGTTTATGTACTTTAAGTGCTATCAATTGGGGTGTTATTAAAGACTTCAAACAGATGCAACGAGTATGTAACCTTGCTGTAAGAGGCTTAGACGCACTCTTAGACTACCAAAGTTACCCAGTACTTGCAGCACAGTTAAGCACAATGAAACGCAGACCGTTAGGTATTGGTATTATTAACTTTGCATATTGGTTAGCAAAGAATGACTCAACATATCAAGATCCTAACTTAGAGTTAATTGACGAATGGGCCGAAGCATGGAGTTATTTCTTAATTAAGGCAAGTGCAGATTTAGCAGTTGAGAAAGGCGAGTGCCCAGGAACAGTAGAAACTAAGTACGGTAGAGGATTAACACCTAACCAAACATACAAGAAAGAAGTTGACGAGCTAGTTAAGCATCAAGAAAGACAAGATTGGAAAGGATTGCGTAAGCAGTTAGCAGAGACTGGTATCCGTAATTCAACACTGATGGCACTTATGCCAGCAGAAACATCAGCACAGATTAGTAACAGCACAAATGGTATTGAACCACCACGCAGTTACATCAGTGTTAAACAAAGTAAGCACGGTGTATTGAAACAAGTAGTGCCGGGTTACCCAAGACTTAAAAATAAGTATGACTTATTGTGGGATCAAAAGTCGCCCGAAGGTTACTTAAAGATTATGGCTGTATTACAAAAATACATAGATCAAGGTATTTCGGTAAATACATCTTACAATCCAGAACACTACGAAGATGAGAAAGTGCCAATGAGCGTTCTCATTAAAGATATAATTACATTTTACAAATACGGCGGTAAGCAATTGTACTATAATAATACTAACGACGGACAAGGTGAGTTAGATACAGAACAAAAACTAGAAGCATTAGAAATTACCGAAGTAGAAGAGGATGATTGCGAATCGTGCAAAATATGAAATCAGTTTTAAATACAAATAAAAAATATAATCACATGGAAGCAAAAATGTTCCTAGACCCCAATGGCGGTGTGTGTATGCAACGGTATGATACAATTAAGTATCGTCAGTTTGAAAAACTTACCGACAAACAATTGGGATTCTTCTGGAGGCCAGAAGAGGTTGATATTGCCAAAGACTCAAAAGACTTCAAAGACTTAGAAGCACACGAGCAACATATCTTTACATCAAACTTAAAAAGACAAATACTCTTGGACAGTGTTCAAGGGCGTTCACCTAACTTAGTGTTCTTGCCTATTGTTAGTCTACCAGAATTAGAAACCTGGATAGAGACTTGGGCATTTAGTGAAACTATTCACAGCAGAAGTTATACACATATCATCAGAAATGTATATCCTGACCCGAGCAAAGTTTTTGATGAGATGACAAGCATCGAAGAAATTGTAGACTGTGCTGACAGCATTACACAATGCTACAACGATCTATATGACTACAATGACTTAATGCGTAAAGGTGCAGCAAAGTATAGTTTATACGAGCATAAGAAGAAACTATGGAAATGTTTAATGAGCGTAAACATACTAGAAGGTGTGCGTTTTTATGTATCGTTTGCATGTAGTTGGGCATTTGCTGAAGTTAAAAAGATGGAAGGTAATGCTAAAATTATTAAGTTAATTGCTAGAGATGAAAATGTTCACTTAGCAAGTACACAGCACATGTTGAAATTATTACCTAAAGAAGATGAAGACTTTGCAAAGATTGCAGAAGAAACTAGAGAAGAATCAAAGCAAATGTTTATCGAAGCAGTTGAGCAAGAAAAAGCATGGGCTGAATACTTGTTCAAAGATGGAAGTATTATTGGACTAAACGCAGAGCTATTAAAGCAGTATGTAGAATACATTGCGGCTAAGCGAATGACTAACATCGGCTTAGAAAAAGTTTACACAGCAGGAACACACCCATTACCGTGGACACAAAAATGGATAGGCGGTAGTGATGTACAAGTAGCACCACAAGAGACAGAGATTAGTTCGTATGTAATTGGTGGTACAAAACAAGATGTTACGGAGGAAACCTTTAAAGGTTTAACCCTTTGAGACCTTTTGATCAATACAAAAGATTTTTTGCTTTTGGTTGCAGTTTTACAAGATACAATTGGCCTACATGGGCCGACATTATAGGACATGTAACTCCAGAATATTACAATTATGCACAAAGTGGTGGCGGCAATCTATTCATATCTAATAGCATAGTAGAAGCAAATCTTAAGCACAACTTTACCACAAACGATTTAATTATGGTTATGTGGACTAGTATATGCAGAGAAGATCGTTATAAAAACGGTCTTTGGTCAACTCCAGGAAACATTTATGCCGAAGGTGTATTTGAACCAAAAGAGTTTGTTGAAGATTGGGCAGATAATAGATTTTATCTTATGAGAGACTTAGCAATTATAGAACAGTCTCATGCATATCTAAAAAGTTTGCCTTGTGATTTTGATATGCTTAAAATGATCGAATTCGAAGATACATCAGGAGGCAGAGACTCGCCCGAATATAACGAAGGTAATCCAGATGTTTTAGACTTTTATCATACTACAACACAAAAAGTTAAGCCTAGTATTCACGAAGTAATATATAACGGCGAATGGAAGCCACTTGAGATATCAGGTTGGGGCGATAAAGGGCAAACAGCAGACTACCATCCTACTCCACTGAATTATCTAAAATACTTAGAAAGTTTTTATACTTGTAATGACAAAATGACAGGTTATGCAAGGTACTATAATAAAGCACTTCTAAAGTGCAAGTCTTTAGATGATACTTTAGGATTCTGGAATCCGGTCATGGCTACCAGGTTATGATATAAATAATCACACACAGAGGAAACACACATGTATAAATTAGAAGAACTCTCAGGTGAAGTTATCACCTTAAAACTTATGAGCGGCATCGAAGTACTAGCACAACTGCTAGGAGTAGATGAGGACAACAAACTGTTTACAGTTGGTGAACCAAAGATTGTTGTTATTAACGGTGCTGATCTTGCACTAATTCCTTATATCTTTACAGGACCTACAGACGAGGTTACAATGCCCATGTCAGCAATTCTAAGCGTCTGTAAAGCAAGTGAAGACAGTATTGCGGACTATGAAGCTCTTAATGAACAAGAAGCAGACATAGGCATTATCGAAGAAGAATAGCATTATAGGGCATTACAGCCGTATATGCCCTGCTGATTTAAATTGTTGTATAAATACTCTTTATAAGTGTATATAAGTTAATTATATATGCATGTTAACCCTCAACACGCAGACGACATGAAAAAAAGATACAACAACAACTTCCCTAGGTTAGTCGAAGACTTAGAAATATTTACACTGTCCAGTATTTTCTTATTCTCTATACTTGCGTTAACTCCAGCAGTATAATGAAACATGCAATGTGTTACATGATATTACTCTTTGCTGCCAATACAGATAGTATAGCAGGCATAATGCGTGGATTGCGTGATGTAGACAATAATATTTACTACCTGGAACCAAAAAATGATCGTTAGAGACGCAACACCCGAAGAACAAGCAGAATGGTTTAAAACAGACTATTTCATGAAAGGCGATTTTAGTGCTATGCAACTGTTTGTGGTTATACCAGCAGTTATACAAATAGTAGTATTCTTTTCTATGTTAGCAGTATTTAAATTAAATAGTGTCCTATTTTAGAAACACATTTAGACTACTAGTAGGCGTTGGTAAGTCAGAACATAACACTGCATCACCCTTTCAAATTCTTATAACAGCAATAGCATTAGGCTTTGCATTCTTAGGCTCTATATCGTTACTGCTAATAATGGCGAGTATAATCATATAAATAGTAGTATGGCAAAGATAGCAAGAGTAAAAACAGATACAGCAAAAGGTGTTATACTAGGACCTGGAGCATCAACAGTATTTGCTGATAATAAAAAAGTTTCTTTAATAGGAGATAAGGTTGCTCCTCATGGCAAAGCACCACATACTTCGCCTACACTAGTGTCAAATGGTGCAACTACAGTGTTAGCAGACGGCGGTATTCCTGCTAAACAAGGAAGTACTGCTACATGTGGACATAATGTTAGTAGCGGTTCGCCAACTGTTGAAGTAAGTTAAACAACTTCTAATATATCAGTAATACTATTATTGTATATGTTTATAGTAGACAAATCTATTCTTACAAACTTAGCAAGTTCTTGCATTACTGATAAGTTATATGCATTACTTGTATCTACTTCGTAATAATCCCAATCACCGCATAGTGCGTAACTAAATATCTGAGCAATACCCGAACCTTTGATAACATGCCCTTTGATAGTAATATTAATAATATCATCTGTGTCCAAGTCTTTTGCTGTTATTGGTACAGGTAATTTTTCTAGTTCGTCGATTGGTGTTCCTTTAATACTTCTAACTTTTGTTTTTAATAAGTTCCATCCTATTGCTGTTTGTGCCAATGTTGGTTGATTTGAACCAACAGGATGAATATCGTATAACCATTTACCTTGTTTAGATATTACACTAAAGCATTTATTACCAAACAACGGGTCTTCTAGTACTTCAAATGTAGCACCTATAGCTCTACAAAAATGTTCTATTGCAGGTTGTTGATGAGCATTGTGCTTAAATTTGTAAAATTTTATGTGTGCTTTGTTACCTACAGTTATTATGTTTTCTTTAATATGATTCCATTCAGCACCTAAGAATACTTTACCACATTGTTCGTATATGCCGTCAATATTAAAGATAATGTTTATACTTGCATCTTGCTCTTTGTATAAACAACTAGCATCTACTATACTTTTTACTGCCTTATTCTCAGCCATTCCGTAGGTGTTAACCATAATGTATACACCTTGTATAGTCATAACACGCACAAAAGGTGCAAGTTTACTCCACTCTAATGCATCACCGTATTCGTTATCCATTGTAATAGATTTTAAATCTGGTAAGTCTTGGGTGATTTCAACTAAGGTGGGATATGATGCTTCTATGTCGCCTATTGATCTATGCTTGAACACAGAACAAAGCCACTGACCAGCGGCGCTTAGTGGATTAAAAACGCGACTGTGTGTTGTTGTGTCTATTCGTATGTTTTCTAAAG